TTTGTGATACTACCAGAGATCCGCCAAACAGCTTTAGCCATCGTAGGGTTCTACTTTGGTTCATCCCAAGTCAAATAACCAATAATATTATGTACGGAAGAAAAACAAAAAATGCTGGCAAAGGATCCTGTGGTGAACGTGGGGGAAAGAAGGGCAAGTAGTGCCTGACAAATCCAAGATGAAGTGCAACGTACCCCGCCGTGAAGTACAAGGCGGGAAGAAGTTCGTCGTAAAAGCCTGCCAAGGCGGGACGGAGAAGATCGTACGATTCGGGGATGCTAATATGAGCATCAAGAAGGATCAGCCAAAACGTAAGAAAAGCTACTGCGCTCGCAGCGGTGGCATTAAGGGTAAGACTAATAAACTATCAGCTAACTACTGGAGCCGCAAAGCTTGGGACTGCTAAAATAATATAATGCCTGAATACCGCACATACGGAGCAAAAGACGATAAGATCCTAGAGGACCTCGATATGGGGTACACTGGGTTTAATGACTATCTTAGGCCCGATCAACTACAGCGGGGTATATTAGCGACCAGTAATAATGGTCGGCTTGGGCGCAACGGTGAGTGGCAGGTTAGACCAGGGATTGATTTAGTATCTGCTCCTTTTGCTAGTGGTGACAATGTCCTTCGACTTCCATCTACTTCCGAATTAGAAGCAGTTCCTCCAGTTGTTGGCTTACTGCCAACTACAATTAGGTTAGCCTCTTTAACTACTGATGTAGTTACTATTGTTATTGATGACCCAGCCGTTGAGCCAGGTCACGTGTTCCTTGTTGGGGACGAGATTACAGTCAGCGGTATTGAATTTGGGGCGGACACAAATCCCAACGGAACTTTTATACTAACTTCCGTAACAGATAACACTGGAACAATATCCCTTACATATAATTTGATTGGGGCAGATGCAATATATACTTTGCCAGTTGCTTTGCCTCAAGTCCTTCCATTTGCACTAACTGATATCCAAGGGTCGGCAGTCATTGGTTACAATATGCTACTAGATCAAGGTGGCATTTCAGAAGTTTATGCTAGTACGGCTTACAGCAATCCAAATGATTCCGCAAGTCAGTGGGTGCTACTAGGGTCAAACGTAAGCGCACTAGCTATTAACCTAGCGGACCCAACAATTACATATGACCTCCCTTACAAAGAGGGAGAGACAGCACCTGTGCTTTCGGATATGATTCAAGCCTTCAACAAGGTGTTCCTGTTTCGTGACGGACAGACTGCGCTAGAATGGGACGGAAGCTTTTTGCCTGTGGCAGTAACTGACCTAGTTGTTGATGGTACTTATTCTATTACTGATTTGGGTGACACAGATTGGAACTTTGTTGCTGGAACTGTAGGCGTAACTTATGCAGTAAATGATACCATTACGGTTGATGCTGTAGGCACAGGAACGGGTACAGCCCGTTCTGGATTTACACCAGTAAAGAGCGGTAAGTACACTCAGCCAGTTCAGATTGATTGCTTGCCTGGAGAGTTTGCTATTACTAATAGTATCGCTTCAGTTTCTGGATCTCACGATGTAAAGGTTGGGGATGATATTACTGTAATGTCAGCAAGTATTAGCGGAGCAACAGACGCAGACTCTGGGCTAAGCATTGGTCAGGACTACGTTGTAAGTAAAGTTTACGAATTAGGTGAAGGAGTCGCTGATATTAATGGTGTTACTAATGATGGGTTACAAGGACCTGGAGATTTTGAGGGTCTTCATAAATATACTATCACTACAGACGTAGCACATAATTTAGTACTTGGTGAACCCATCATTATGGATGGATGGACTCCCAACGGCACTGCATTTAATGGATCATTTTTTGCTCAAGAAGTTCCAACTACTACTAGTTTTATTATTTATACTGACTTTAATGTTAATCCAACCGATGTTTCATATGCAAGTGCTCGTGCTGGAATTAATGCAGGATTTCAATTTGTACTTGATTCACGCACAGTTACTAAGCACGTAAATGACGGTGCATCTTTATTTACTGATCCTATCTTTACTAAAAGGGTTTCGGTTGGACTGGGCTTTACTCATATGCCAGCTCCACCTTATGCGACCTATCACCAGCGTAGACTGGTTATGCCATATCGCTATTCGGTTGATGATCCAGAAGGCCAATACACCGTCCGTGATAACCTTGATGAAATCATTGTATCGGACATTTTGGACTCAGATACCTATGACCAGATATACAATCAGTACAGGTTCAATGCTGGAACGGCTGACTTTAACGTTGGACTACTGTCCTTTGCGGATGACAAGCTAGTAGTATTTAACCGTAATTCAATTCACTTAGTAGAGGGCAGCAGCCCTGCTGCCTCAAAGGTTCAATTAATCACAAATGAAGTAGGTTGCTTGGCCCGTAGGACAATTGTTCAAATTGGTAACAACATAATGTTCCTATCTGACAATGGTGTATACGGAGCAAACTTCCAGGATCTGTACAACCTTCGTGGTAGCGAACTACCGCTAAGTAGTAGCATCCAGACTACCATTGATAAGATTAATCGTCAGCACTGGGATCAGTCCGTGGCTGTTTACTTTAACAATCGCTATTACATTGCGGTTCCAACTGACGGAAGCACCGTTAATAATACTATCCTTATTTTCAACTTTATCAACAAGCAGTGGGAGTCCGTGGATACCACGTCCGACGTGGACTGGGACATTGAGAATTTGATTATAGCTGGTAAGAAAAGTGATCGTGCAGTATACGCAGTGAATGCCCTTGGAGGGCTTCACAGGGTCGATGCTCGACCTGATGGCGTTGATCGACTGGCTACTACTATTCCAGTTCAAGGGGAACAGGAGGGCGTTATCTACAGTATTCCTGCTGAAGTAACTACTCGTCAGTTTACTTTTAATGACTTCGGCCGTAAGCGCTGGAGTGAATTCGAGATGCACGTGCAGTCCAGTAACTCAGAGCAGTCCGACTTTGATCTTTCAGCAGAAGTAGAAAACATTGACGCAGAGGTAAATCTCAATACATTAAGTTCATACATTGGTGGAAGTCTCGACATTGACGAAGATGTTTCCGTTCGTGGTAGAATAGGTAACCGCCGAGGATACGGCATTCAATTTACAATTAATAATACACAGGGTCGCCCAAGAGTCCGAGGAATCAAAGTCTCAGGAGCACCTGCATCAAGATCAACAACTAGCGTACAATAATTATTATGGCAATCATTACTACAGGACAGACGTTTACGGCAACGGATACAGTCACAAACACAAAGTTGCAGGATATTGCTGATGCAGCAACATTCAATGACCCAGTTGACGAAACAACCCTTGAGCTAATCATAGGTGGTTCCAATGCAGGTAAGCTTGGTATTAAGGATGCTGGAGTAACCAAAGCTAAAATTGAAAACGTAGCTAACCTTCGGGTTCTTGGAAATACATCAGGATCTGTAGTGGCACCACAAGAAGTAGAGATACTGGACGACGACACAATGGCTACGGCTGATGCTGCGACGTTGGCTACCTCTGAAAGCATTAAGGCTTATACTGACTCTAAAACTTCAGACCCAGCTAGACTTTATAACAATCTTGCTCATTCTACTGTTAGTGCAAACATACAACAAAATACAACGGGTCGTCCATTGTGGGTAAGTTTTACGTTTTATACTGCGGATAATATTGACTTTCTTATAGGAGAAATATCTCCTAACTCAAATATGAGTAGTAACACACGAGTAGGTCAATCAAGGATGATTGACACTCAGACAGTAGATAACTGTGCAACCCAAGTAACAATGATTGTGCCTAGCCAATGGTACTGGCGGTTTGAATATTTAAGTAATCAAGCCGCACAAGAAATTGTTCACAGCAGCTTTATATTATAATACTAATGAACCCCCTCCTTCAATCAGTACAACTAGCGTTGCAAAACGCTACGCAAAAGGAAGCCCTTGAAGTTTAATGAAAGGAAACCCCTTACTCTTATCAGTACAAGTTACCCTAGAAAAGGGTGGGCAAGAGGAAGCCATTGGCTTCATTGACAAGGTTCACAGATTCATCTCAAGCGGTAAATACGGGGAAGTTCTGGACGATTGGGACCCTGAGCACGTCCGAATCTTAATTGGTTATCATATGGCAAAAGGAACCTTCATCTGCGAACAGGATGAAGATGGGGAAATCGAAGGTGTACTGATGTGGTATAATTGCGACAATGATGATACTTGGGATATGCTTCGATGCTGGCAGATGGACAAGCCTAATGGGGATTCCGTCTTTATGGCATTTCTTTATGCCAAGAATAACGCAGCATTTAAGAAGGTCACACTGGGTATCATAGCAAAAGAACCAAACGTTTTATGGAAGAAGCTGATTGGGCTGCGGATGAAAGGCGGAGTGCCAACTAAAATGAATTACACAACTAAACTATTTTCAAAAATATTAAGCGCAAAAGACTAGGAGTATATTATGGGTAAAAAAGGAGGAACTAAAATTTCAGCACCACCGCCAATTGATTATGCTAAAGCTCAAGGTGAGTATATGTTTGGCAAAGGATTTGGCAACTACCAGGGAATCACTGACCCACGCCTACAACAAAGATTGCTAGAGGCCGAGTCTCGTTATCGTCCGCAGTATTCTGCGCTTGAGCTTGCTGACATTAACACAATGTGGGAGGGCTTTGAGGATGTTTCCCAGAGTCCACAGTACCAGAGCCTACAGGCTGAACTAGCTGGGCTAGAGGCTGGAGGGGCGGTAAGTAA